TTTACTCTTAATCCATAAGCCGCTATATTGCTACTTGCTGTTTGTACGTTTAATGTGTGTGAAGAATTGTGAGTACCTGAATTATATAAATAAGTAAGATATACACCATTTGCAGGAGCATCTTCTACGTGAAGCTTAGATGATGGATTCGTCTGATTTATTCCTACGTTTCCGTTGGCTAATATTGTCATTAATGTAGTTCCCCCATCATTATTAGTAATACTAAAAGTTCCAGTATTAGATGTATTTCTTAATTCTGCATTACCACCTGAAGCTGTAGCAAAAGCTATTACTTCACTAGATACTGCTCCAGTTCCTAAATTTAATCTTGCTGAATTAAAACCATCAGCAGGAGTAATTCCAATACCCAATCTGCCACTAGAATCAATACGCATACGTTCTGTAGGAGTAGCAAAAGCAGCAGATGTTTCAAAAACCATTGATGTAGGCGAACCACTAGAAGCTTCTTGTAACCCACCAATAACAGCACCTCTTATTGTACTGCCGCCTTGAACAAATAAAATTTTACTTGAAGTATTAGCTGATGTTCCATTATTTTGAAACATAGCAGTATAAATTGAAGCACCATCACTTGAATCTAAAATGTGTAATTTATGTAACGGTGATATCGTTCCAATTCCTACTCGGTCATTAGCAAAATCAATAGACAATGTATCTGTACTTTGATATGAAAGACCCCTAAATGAAAATACATCATTTGTGCCAACACCTTCACCAATAACAAAATGTCTTCCAGTTGTACTATTATCAAATCTTATATTAGCACCATTTGCTTGTGATAAATTAAGAAGTCTTTGAGGCGAAGTTGTTCCGATACCAACGTGAGATGTACTACCATCAATATACATCATAGCAGATGGTGAATTAAAGCTAATATCTTTGACAACGCTACCCGAAACTGATGAACCTATTGTTAGAACTGAATTATCATTTGTTATAAAAGCTTGAGCGTTTGTGGTTGTTGATGAACCAGTTATTTCAACAGCACCAGTTGATTTAATACGCATACGTTCTGTTATTGTACCTGCTTCGGGTCTAGTTAAAAATGCTAGATGTCCACCACTATCATCTCCTGCATTTGAATCGCTTGTCTCTGTATAAGTAAAAATTTGAGATAACGCACCATTTGCCGAAGTGTTTTCTGTGTTAGCAAATGTTATTGCACCAATAATTGCTTCATCAGAATTTGATGCACCACTTAATTCTAATATACCTCTATGAGTTGCACTATGTATAGATAAAACTGTACCAGTTGTTCCTGAATAATGTTTTGGCGATGTCGTACCCACTCCAAAATTACCACCTTCATAATAAGCATTAGTATTATTAATAAAAGCTATTCTATTTAAACCACCAGTAGAAGTACCAACCCAAGAAATATTATTAGAATCATCTGAAACAAGTTGTGCATTTTGGTCAGTTGTATTTGATTGTGCAATAAATCTTGATGTACCAGTGCCGTGTGTATTTTGATTTATTAAATCAGATGAAGAAGAATTACTTTGTGATATTGTTACATTACCATTAAAAGTTGCATTACCATCACCATTTAATGAAAGAGCTTCTATAAAAGTTGAACTCGGGTTTCTTGTAAAAAATTGATAACCACCATTGACATTAGAGTTTACAAATTTAAATTGTGAAGATTCCTCTAATATACTTAACTCATCACCACTTATTTTTATACTACCACTAAACGTGGCGTTTTTTGATGTATCAATTTTTAATGCAGTATCAGTTCCAACGTCACCAAGACCTACTGCAATCTTAAAAGAATCGCTATCACTACCATCAACCCCCATATTAAAACCGAATGGGCTTGTAGTGGTTTGAAAGTTTATAGATGAATCTCCTGCCCCTAATTGACGTAAAGTTAAAAGAGGCGTTGTTGCTGAATCATTTTTTCTTACATCTAAAGCAGAATCAGGCGTACTGGTGTGTCCGATACCTACAGAACCAGTTATAGTTTCATTAATATAAGGTTGATTATCAGTATTAGAACGTAGAAAAATATTTGTATCACTTCTTATCATTAAGTAACCACTATCATTTTCTATAAAAGCATTATTTGTAGAACCATCATTGTGATATATTTCAAAATTTGCACCAGCACCCATTTTAATTCTTTTATTGGCTGCAAGGGTTAGAGCATCCCCAACTGATACACTACCAGTTGTCTGTATTGTTCCCGATGCTAATACTACAGAACCACTTTCGCTTAATATAGAATCAGTTATTGTATCTGAATCTGACCACTTAACAATCTTTCCTGCCGTACCGCTACCATCTACAGCACCTGCACCAATAGGAATCTCAACAACTTGACCAGTTGATGTTACACCTAATCTTTGCGTTACTGTTCCAGTAATAGAACCACTACCGTATTGATGTAATCTTAAACCAGTTGTTTGAGCAAAAGTGAATTGTGTTGCACCACCAACGCCTATCTGTATATTATCAGAACTTGTTGTACCTTGAATATAAACATCATCCGAAGTCCATCTTATTTTTTGGTCATTACTTAAAGTTAGTTTTGATGATGTTAAACTTAAACCAGTACTTAAAAATCTAGCAACTTCTGTACCTCCTACTGTCACACCTATATTTTCATCATCAGGAATATAAAAACCTTCTGAACTATTACCATCAAAAGATAATGCAGGAGCTGAAGCAGTTCCCACATTAAAGAACATTTGACTTGTAGTAAGTTTTATTGGTAAATCATTTCCTGCTCCATCAGTTATTCTTTTTGCTGATGTGCTTATTGCTAATGAATCAGTTGATTTTAGTAATCCTAAATACGAGGATGCGATAGTATTTCCAGTAAGTGCTGTACCCATAAGATTATTTTATTTACAAATATACTATTTTTTCATTTTCATTATATGCTTGTTATGATGTTCACGATGACAGTTAGAACATAGCACCTCACATTTGCTCATAATCTCTGTTAAGATACTATCAACTTTACCATCATAAAAACTTTTATGTGATAAATTTCTTATTGCTCTTGCAATAGCAAATTTTTTTCTTTTAGTGTGATGAAAGTCTAACGCTGCAAAATTTTTATTATATCCGCACCTTACACATGCAATATCAATAAACTCGCTTAATTTATAAATAAATTGTTGTTTCCAATGTCTATGGTTTTTTTCTCTTTGCTTGTTTCTGCAATCCCTACAATTTATCTCTGGTTTTTTATTAGCTCTTTTGTAATATCTTGATAAAAGTTTATATTTCTTACATTTGGCACATACTCTACCTTCCTTGTCCTCTATATTTTGTGCCACTATAATATTTACCGTTTTTATTATTTGTATTTCTGTTTTTACTGTGTATTCCTTTCCTTTTTTTCTTTGCTTTTTTTTCGTATGCTTTTAGATAAAATCTTTTAGCCATTACTTTTTTGAATACTTTTCTAGACCACGTGAACCAAAGTATGCACCAATAACTGTAATTAAAACTATTTGTAATAAATCAACCCAGCTTTCTTTGACTTCAAAAGATATTTTTCCAGCATCTATAAATACAAGCAATATAGTTGATATAACTAGAATTAAAAGAACCAATGGCCTAATGTTTTTAGATAACCAACTATCCGAAGTGCTATCATATTTCCATCTCTCTGTAGTATTTTTTTGCATCTCAATCTCAAAAGATTGAAAAAGTTGTTGTATCTCTTGATTTGCTTTGTGTTTTTCTTCTTTTGTCTGTACAAATCTATCTACAATATTTGCAATACCACTTGCAGTTTCTCCAAAAAGTTTTGATAATATTTTGTTCATTTTTTATCGTTAGTCCATATATAGATAAGAAAAGCACTATACATAAATGCAATAAGAAGAACAATTCCCAATAAAAATACATCCATTACAAGTCATCTATTAAGTCAATTAATTTATGTTCAATCCTTAAAAATATCTCAATTCTTTGTACTCCTTCCCATTCTTTTAATCCATCTGCTACATCCATTAATGTATTTATCTTAGATATTGTTTGTGTTGTTTTTAGCTGTTTGTTTACATCAGCTTCTGATAAAGATATATCACTTAATAACTTCATTTAGCTTTGAATAAAAATTGTAAATACAAAAATTAAAAATAATAATACGATAGCAAATTTTGTTCTAGGATTCATTTCTTATATACCTTATCTTCTAAACTGTTTAATCTTCTATTAGTTTGTTCTTCGTATTTTTCTAATTCTTTAATAAGATAATCAATTTTTTGATTGATTACTTTTGTGTCATCTTGTTCAATTTTATATTCTGGTAATGTTTTAGCAACCTCTATCTCTGCAGTTAATTGTGAATATGTCATTGTAAGTGATATTATACCACCGACCAATAATCCTATAAATTTGATATCTAGCTTTATATCGCTTCTACCATCTCCATCAACGTCTATTGCGACTTTTTTATTTGTTATATCATCCATGCTTTTATTTTTAAGAACTTTCATCAAAATTAATTATTTTAATTGATAGATGTTTTTGAGAATCTAAAATATCAGCAATTATTGGATAAATTCTTTTATAACAATCTGTAGATTGTCCTAAAAATGGCTCTTTGTCAATATTTTGCGATATAACATTTCCAACAAGCAAACAACCATGTGTATGGCTAGTATCGTTACCGCAATGCATAAGAATATGAGTAAAATTAGGAACATCGAGAATGTGTAGCATGCCTCTATGAATGCCCTCAAAACGCTTTTTATATTTATTATGATGACCGCCCTCTTTTCTGTATTCAATTTTATATGTGCCTTGAGGTATGCGAGTTTCTCCATATACCTTGACCTCTCTTTTTTCATCTTCAAGAGTAAAGCATAAAAAATCTTTTTTGTTTGTTTCATCATTTATTAAAAATAATAAACCTAATGTACTATCTTTTTTTGAACTATATCTATATAATTCTAACCTCATGAAGTTTGTTCTAATTTAATTGATAATGATATAATGCCTCTATAATATGTATTATCTGGTTCATCTTCTGTTAGGTAGGTAATGCCCTCGTTCACTTGAGAATAAACATTGAAATTATCTGATGTTAAATTTAATAAACCACTCTTTAGTATAACTAATTGTGATATTGAGTTTATAATTTGATTTGCTTGTAACTGTCCACCGTCTCCAGACGCAAACCTTGTAACAACTTCTATTCTTGTTGAAACATCAGCAATATAATTTGTTCTATTATCTTCTATTTGATTTGTACTAACGGAATAAATTATTATATAGGGATATCCTG